GCATGATCCAGCGGGCCGGGCTCGTCGAGTTCCGTGACGTCAGTCAACCGCCCGTAGTGCCTATTCAGGGTGATCTTGATTCCCTGGGGGCGCTACTTCAAGTGGAAGACTTCCAACGCACGGTTCTGAACCACGGCGTGATGCCGTCGTTCTTACCCGGGGTTAGAAACAAAATGGATTTGACTCGGCTAGCAAATTCAATGGCAGCGCTGACAACCCTTGTTGGCGCCCGATCGTCAGGCGGTCCCTGGCATTTAAAACCATAACAGGACACTTATATGTCTACCATTGTACTTAACACGCTCAATTACGCAGGCGAAGGCGTCGTTAACGGGATCTCCCGTTTTATCGAACGCTCGGCCGGTGTGGTGGCCTATTTCCGAAGCCTCACGGCCTCGGTGAAAACCACCAACACTCGGACGGCCGTGAAGTGGAAGCTGGTGCTTCCGTTTCCGTCTTCCGCTCCCGCGTCCTGCCCCTGTCCAGGGGAGGCGCCCTTTCTGGACGCAATCGTCAACATTGACGTGCGCCTGGATTCTCGGGCTGATCAAGCGTTTCGTACGGCAGTGCAGATTGCGATCACGGATCTGGCGGCGAAAGACGAGTTCAAGAACTCGATCAAGCTGCTGACCACGCCGAACTGACGGGTCTCCGCAATCCATCTGTACTGATAATCATCCTTAGGAGGTTATATGAATCGTTACAGTTCCCAAGGGACTAGTGACAAGGCGGTTTCTAAAGCTGGGACATCCCGTCCCCGGCCGCCTCGCATTCAACCCGTACGCAAAAGCCCTCACCTGAGGGGGTTGCACAAAGCATTGCGTGACGCCATCCCGGCGCTACGTGGTGTTATTCCGCTGTCCTCCAAGCAATTGGATGAAGATTTCCACCGTGCGCTCAGCTGCCAACAGGCCAGTGATTTCAAATACTGGTATCTCGAGGCAAATCTGCTGAAGCGTTACATGGGGTCCGATTTAAGCGACAAAGAGGCGCGTGTTACTAACGCCTTGGAGAAGCTTATGGATAGTGAAGTCAGGTGTGCTGAGACGAACAGAGTGTTCGCGGGTGGTATCGAGTTTTCGAACTCGGCCATTCCGCTGCACCTCCTCTCTCGGTTGAAGCGTGCCCGCCGGATACTACATCGGCTATTAGGGGAGTTTGATATAAATAAACTCCCTGAGGCATGTAACTTTTCACCTGGTGCGACCTCGGAGCTACCCCGCAAGGAGGCAGCCCTACACAATAAGTGGGCAAGAGCAGCCCACGTTACTGCGCGTGCGCAGCCGTACGCAGAGGCGTTCTTGATCTGGGCAGGTTTGCCAGATCTTTGCCGCGACTTAGTCGTGACAAACGCCAATGTTGTATTCACTGTACCGAAGAACTTCGAACGTGATAGGACCGCCGCTAAACCGGTAACTTGGAACGCCTTCTTCCAGAAGGGTCTGGGTACCTTAATTAAACGGCGCCTACAGCGTTACGAAAAGCTCCTGCTACCTGATGCCCAAGAGTATCACAGGGTGTTGGCGAAGCTCGGATCAGCCATTGGTGCCTTGTGCACCCGCGACTTAGCCAGCGCAAGCGATTGCGTTGCGACGAACCTCGTGTTGGCCCTCGCCCCTCCGTCCTGGAGTGAGGCGTTGATGGATACTCGTGAGCCACATGGGATCATACCAGGCAGCCCTAAACAGGTTGTGTGGGAAAAGATCTCCTCTATGGGGAATGGGTATACCTTTGAACTAGAGACAGCAATTTTCTATTCTCTAGTCCGGGCTTGTTGCAGTGGTAAAAGCTTGGTTAGCGTCTACGGCGATGACATCGTCTTTCCGGCCCGCTATGCGGAGTCGGTGGACGAATTGCTCAGCTTCTGTGGGTTCGAGATTAATCGTGAGAAATCATTCTCCACGGAGTCTCAATTCCGCGAAAGCTGTGGCGGTCATTACTTCGCCGGCCAGGACGTGAAACCGTTCTATGTCACACATCTCCCTAGTACGTTAAGCGACGTAATCAACCTACACAATGACATCGTACGATGGCATCAGGGTATACCCAGCAGTGGTACTCGCTGGCACCCGGTGTGGGCGGCCTGCCGTCAGATTATCCCCCGTGTGTTTTGGGGGCCACCTGGCGTTCAAGGTGTCGCTTGGGCGGAATGGGACGAATGCACACCTACTTACGAGCCAGATCTTCAGGCTTTTAGGATCGGTGTAGTCACTCGCGCGATCGACCGGACGGAGGATTTGTCCGGAGCTGTTGGAGCCGACGGGATATCCGTCGTTAAGTCTGCTCACATAGGGGCTTACCTCCAGAAGCTGTGGCAGTGTGACCCACTCCCATGGGAGTCAAGTGAGGTCTCGAAGTACCAAACCACCGGTACAAGGGAACGCTCTAGTTGGCTCTATGTGGATAGGGGACAGTGGAATCGGCTAACGGCGGAAACGCTTTGCAATTAGCCGTGTAATTACCCGGGAATTTACCTCCGGGGGACATGGATTCGCAAGAATACATGAGAG